AAAGCGTTTGAGAAAGAACTATCCTTTTATGAACACAACGATGATTGTCCTACTTGTAAGCAAGGTATTGCTCACGACTTTAAAGAATCTCAAATACTCGAAAAGAATCAAAAGAAAGATGAAATCGAGAATGGATTAGTTAGTCTTACTGAAACAATTGAGACTCATACTAAACGTCTTAATTCAATTTCAAAGATAGAAGAACAGATTCAATCAGTTAACTTTAAGATCTCTGAAACTCGTGCTGAAATCAAAATGGCAAAGAATGCGTTGATGAGTTATAAAAAGGATCTTGAAAACGCAAAGAAAGAAGTAGAAGAAGTTGATACATCTAAACTTATTGCTCTACAGAAATCAATTGATGATCTTACTACGGTTCGTACTAAACTTCTCGATGAACACGAAGTACTTAACATTGTTCAATTGATATTGAGAGACGGCGGTATTAAGGCAAAGATTATTTCTCAGTACATTCCTGTTATTAATAAACTCATCAACAAGTATCTTGCAGCGTTTGATCTGTTCGTTGACTTTCAACTCGATGAAAACTTTGATGAAGTAATTCGTTCAAGGTTCAGAGACAAGTTTACCTACGCATCGTTCTCAGAAGGTGAGAAGCTTCGTATCACGTTATCAATCATGTTGGCTTGGAGATCTGTTGCTAAATTACGATCCTCTGTATCAACGAATCTATTGATCCTTGACGAAACACTCGATGGCGCATTGGATGGAGTTGGTATTGAGAGTTTGATTGAAACACTACATGGTTTGAACAATGATGATAATATCTTTGTCATATCACATCGTGGAGATCAGTTCGCTGAAAAGTTTGAGAACAACCTCAAGTTCGAGAAAATCAAGAACTTCTCGGAGTTAGTACAATAACCATTGACATCCTATCTAATACCTGTTATAATGGTACCATAAATTTGAAAAGAGCAATATATACACTATGACAACATTCTATACGTCTGTCGAAAGATACGGTAATAATATTCTACATCGCGGATATGAGAACGGTCAACGTTTTTCGTATCGTGTTCCGTTTGAACCAACACTATACATCCATACACCAAAGGCAGGCGCTGAAGGTTATCAGTCTCTAACTGAAGGTGGTCTTCCTGTTTCTCCAACAAAATTTGGAGATATGCGTGAAGCAAAAACATTCATTGAAGAATATAAAGGTGTACACGGTATGAAGATCTTTGGATCTACTAACTATGTCACTCAGTTTATTCAACAAGAATACCCTAACAAGATTACATATGACGTAAGTCAAGTCAATATCGTATCGTTTGATATTGAGGTAGATATTCGTGATGGCTATCCTAACATGGATACTGCTGATAAAGAAATTACATCTATTGCTTATCATAGTTCTCGAGAAGATATCTATTATGTACTTGGTCGTAAAGATTATGACAAGACTAAAACAGTTACTGATATTCCTCAAGACAAGATTAAGTTTGTTTTATTTGATGGCATCAACGGAGAAAGCGCGTTACTTCAATACTTTATGAAACTCTGGACAACTGATTATCCTGATGTGGTAACTGGTTGGAACGTTGAGTATTTTGACATGCAGTATATTGTAACAAGAATCATTCGTTTACTTGGTGAAGAAACCGCAAAGCGTTTATCTCCGCATAAATCAATTCGTCAAACATCTCGAGAGATCTTTGGCAAGATGGCTTATACCTATTCTGTTATGGGTGTTGCTATTATTGATTACATGGATTGTTTCAAGAAGTTTGGTTACAAGTACGGTCCTCAAGAATCATACAAGTTAGATCATATTGCTTATGTCGTACTTGGTGAAACAAAGATTGACTATTCTGAGTACGGTTCGTTAACTGCGTTGTACGATGAGAATCCTCAATTGTATCTTGACTATAATCTAAAAGATACTCAGCTGATTGCTCGACTTGAAGAAGAAACCGGTTTGCTTGCGTTAGTTATGACAGTTGCCTATGATGGTGGTGTTAATTACAGAGATGCGTTTGGTACTGTAGGAATATGGGAATCAACAATCTACCGTAAGCTAATGAATGACAAAGTTGTTCCTCCACTGAAAGGTGGCCCAGGGATGATGGCTGGTGATCTTGTTGGTGGTTATGTTAAAGATCCTAAAGTTGGAATGCATCCTTGGGTTGTATCCTTCGATCTTAACTCACTATATCCTCACTTGATGTTACAATACAATATGTCTCCTGAAACCTATATGGATGGAGAACGTGAATTCGTAACTCAAGACATGGTTCTTAATGGCGAATACAAGAGTAGGTTTGATGATCGCTCAGTTGCTGCTAATGGCGTTTGCTTTGATAATAGAAAGGTAGGTGTTATTCCAACAATCATTGATGAATACTATAATAACCGTTCTGTGATTAAGAAAGAAATGATTGTAGCAGAACAGCGGTTTGAGGTTGAGAAAGATCCAGTTGAACTGAAACGTCTAAAGCGTGAGATCAATCAATTACACAATTCGCAAATGTCAATTAAGATTGCCATGAACAGTCTCTATGGTGCAACTGCTAACAAATATTTCTTATACTATATTAATGAAATGGCTGAAGCAATTACAACATCAGGTCAGTTAGGTATTCGTTACGCTGAGAAGTCGGTTAATGATTATTTAAATAAAACCTTAGGTACAACAGATCATGACTATATCATCTATATTGATACTGACTCTATCTACGTTGACTTTGGTCCTTTGATTAAAGAAGTATTTGGTACGACTGATATTGATAAAGATAAAGGCGAAGAGTTCCTTGATCGTATTTGTAGTACTAAGGTTGAGAAAGTTATTGAAGATGGTTACGAAAAGCTTGCTGCTGATCTTGGTACCTATCGTAATGCAATGGTAATGAAACGTGAAAAGATTACTAACAGAGCAATCTTTGTTGCTAAGAAACGTTACATACTAAATACGTTGAACTCAGAAGGTGTTCACTACGATACTCCTAAAGTATCAGTAACAGGATTAGAATCAGTAAGATCTTCCACTCCTGAGATCTGTCGTTCTAAACTCAAGCAATGTTTTGAGATTATAATGAACGAAGATGAAACAACAACTCAAGGATTCATTCGAGATTTTAAGGAAGAGTTCAAATCACTAGCACCAGAAAAGATTGCCAAGACAAGTGGTTGTAATGATATCATCAAGTATCAGAATAAAGATACGTTATATCGTAAAGGTACTCCAATGCATGTTCGCGGTGCAATATTGTACAACAGTTTCATGAAAGAAAAAGGACTCGATAAAAAGTTCGAAACTATTAAAGGTGGAGACAAAGTAAAGCTTCTATATTTAAAAGTTCCTAATCCGTTACGTGAAAACGTTATCGCAGTCCCAGGACTTTTACCGAAGCAACTTGGACTACATCAATACGTGGATACTGAAGTACAATTTGAAAAAGTATTCCTAAGTCCTATTCAGTCAATACTTGATGCGGTTGGTTGGTCAGCTGAGAAGAAAGATACTCTCGATGACTTTTTTGGATAAAACTATTGACATTTAATATAAACTGTGTTATAATAGACACAATAACAAATAACAAGGAAATAAAATGAGTGATGTACAAATCGTAAGAATGGTATCTGGTGAGGAAGTTATAGCAAAGGTAGTTTACGAAGAAATAGCTGGTAAAGGATTCTATACCTTAACGGATGCTATTCTTTTAGTTGCTGCTGGAGAAGGTAAAATTGGAATGGTTCCATATATTCCTTATTCAACTAGAGCACCATTGGTTGTTTCAGAAAGACATGTTATGTTCGTAGCTGAACCTATGGATGAACTTAAGAAGCAAGTGATTGAACAGACTACTGGTATCATTATGCCTAATAGTGATCTAGGTGGTGGATTATCTCTGGTATGATAGAAATATACGGAAAGACTAATTGTTCTTATTGTAATATGGCTAAACAGATTTGCGAATCAAAGAAATTAGACTTCGTGTATAAATCAATGGGTGAGGACTTTTCGCAAGAAGAGTTCTTTGCTAAGTTTCCAACTGCAAGAACCTTTCCACAGATTATAATGGATGGCGAAGCAATTGGTGGATTCAATGAATTACAGGATAAATTATGAGTAAAGATTGGGTAAAAGATATTGTTGAAATGCAAGGTAAGTACGGTACTCGTGATTGGGTAAACAGTGCAAGCCGCGATAAACTAAAAACCTTTTTAGATTTTCGTCTTGACTTTATCGAAGAAGAATTTGATGAAACACTAAAAGCAATCGTTGAAGATGATGCGGAAGAAATCGTAGATGGTCTAATAGATCTTTGCGTAGTCGCAATCGGTACACTCGATGCGTTTGGTGTAGATCCTTATAAAGCGTGGGACGCAGTACATAAAGCTAATATGGGAAAGGTAGTTGGTGTTAAACCATCTCGACCTAATCCACTAGGAGTCCCAGATTTAATTAAACCTGAAGGATGGACGGCTCCATCTCATGAAGGCAATCACGGAATCCTACCTGGGCTAGGTATGAGACCAAAAGGAGAATAAATGAAAGAGTTAAGAGACAGGTTGGTATATGCAATGAGTGCGCAGTACGCTGCAGCTATTCAAAAGCATAGTGTTAATATTGAGATACTATTAGAGAAAGGTGTTGGCGTTGCTGAACATCCTGATCTTATGGCAACTATTGATTCAGAGATAACTTTATTAGCAGAGGCAGAAGATAAACTGTCTACTCTACAAGGTCACTTTGAAAGAGCACCGGAACCGAGAGTAGTATAACTTTCATGAATAACGTCTCCTATCTGTATATATATTTTATATGTAACAGAATTGTAACACAATTGTTGCATTGGAAACATCGCAATATAGGAGACAATAACATGGCAAAAGCATTTAAAGCATTCCATAAGTTGATGAAGTCAGGTAGACTTCACAAAGTCATAAAGATATTAAGTTAATCTCATAAAGTAGTTGACATTCATAAAGAACTGTTGTATAATGGTACTATAAATTGATAAACTAAATGGGAAACACATAAATGATTGATTTTAAATATGCAAACTATTACGGTTACTCTGATGTTAGTCCTTATGAAATTACTAAGGTTATTTCTGATCTTACTTTAGAGGTTCGTCCAATGAAAGCAACATTGGATCCCAATTTTAAATGTGAAACAGTTGTTGGTGGATTCTTCGGACATACTACTAATAACAACAAACAATCTTATTCTTACGAATCTATTGCCGATGCTGTGGTTACACGTATTCGATATAGTAAAGCAAAGAAAGGTTGGTTCAATAAGTACGGCCAACGTCATCTATTAGAAAATAAACCTGTTCGTTTTTATGACTACAACTTCTAAGGAGTAGATTATGGATAAGTTAACAGAATTACTTGAACGTGCTTTATATAAACATAAACAAGGTAAGTTGTGTGGAGAAAATGATCTCTACAAATCAATCATTGGTTCATTAGGTGAATCAAAGGTTCTTGAACTAACGGAAGGTGAATCAGTCAATGGCGCATTCGACGTCTTGGGTATCATTCGTTATCCAGGTCGTATCGAAGTCAAAACAGCAAACAAATCCACAAACGGTAAGTTAGGATCTTGGAGTTTAAAAGGTAAACACAATAAGTGTGATTGGATGGCCTTAGTTGATGCTTCTTCTATTGAAGATTCTGATTACAGGATATCCATGATTCCTCACGATGTTTTCTTTAAACATCTTCTTACTCCAAACAAGAACGGCAATATTCGAGATGAATTCGTTTGGTCTGAAACCTATAACGAATCTGATAACCTAGCCGTAGAAACAACAAATCTTTTCTTAAAATACGAAGTTTCTATTGACATTATCAAGAATCTTTGATATAATAGTAGTATATTAAATTATGGAGAACAATTATGGCAGTACCATTTAAATACATTGACGACGGCAGATACTATGGAATGCCAAAGAATTCTACTGTAACATGGAAACCTAAGATATATCCTGCTGATAAGTTTGACTACGAAAAGATTAAAGCTAGAGTAGAGAAGTACCAAGAAGAAGGCAACAAGAAAGGCCTTGAAACAATGGCACGAAACTTCGAAAGGGTATGCAAAGATAATCCAGGTGTATTCGATCATTTCTTAGAGTTACTAAAATAGGAGTCCAACTATGGCAAAAGAACCAACATCCACTCAGCCCAACCCAGTATCGGTTGATGTTCTACAAGAATGTCTTCAGTTACAATTGAAGAAGGCTAACGATTATCAAAATCCGAACTCTACAGTTCAGCAAGCAGATTATTATCCGAACGGTATTATAACTATCCATGACATTATGCACGCTAAAATGCTACGTATGAAGTCAGTGATGGATGCAATGCAGTCGGATGATTATACCCCTAACTTTGAATCACTTGAAGATTCAGCAAAAGACTTGATTAACTATTCAAGTTTCTTTGTTGCATATTGTCGTCAAGGTATTAAAGGTCAGGAAAAAACTAAAAATGTATTTAACAGGAGTACTATATAATGAGTAATATAATGATACCATCAAGTGATAAGGACTTGAAAAGAATCCGTGGTTGCATGGAAGAAATGAGCAATTCTTATACAAGAATGGACGGAGAACGCAGTTTCCAAAAGGAAGCAATTGATGCCTTAGCTGAAGAAGTAGAAGTACCTAAAAGTATTTTACGTAAAGCTGCTAGAGCTTATCACAACCAAAATGTTACAGATCTAATCGGTGAAGTATCAGATATTGAAGCACTGTTGGAAGCAATCTAATGAAATGCACAAATGATATACGAGCAGACCTTATTGAGAAGTATCTTACAGAAGATTATGTTATTGATAAGTCAGGTGTTAGGACTATTGAAGTTCTTGGAGAATCATTTGTTGCCACTGAAGATTGGTTAATCCGTACACCAGCATATAAGTACATCGAACGTGAACTAGAATGGTATATGTCCGAGTCCTTATATGTTGATGATATTCCTGGAGAGACACCACAGATTTGGAAAGATATATCTTCTGACGAAGGTAAGATCAATTCTAATTATGGTTGGTGTATTTTCTCTGAGGAAAACGGTCATCAATACAAGAATGTGTTACGTGAGTTGAGAAACAATCCTAATAGTAGACGTGCAGTTATGTTATATAACAGACCATCTATGCATACGGATTTCAATCGCGACGGTATGAATGATTTCGTATGTACCTATTCTAATACGTTTATGATTAGAGACGGTTGTTTGATTTCTCATTACCTAATGCGTTCTAATGATGCAGTCTTTGGATATAATAATGATTATGCTTGGGCAAAGTTTGTTCAGAGCAAGTTGGCAGATGAACTTGGTGTTCCATGTGGTGATATCATTTGGACTGCAACTAATCTTCATGTATACGAAAGGCATTTCAGTTTCATTGAGGATTTAATTAATGCTGAGTAATACTTGGGATAAACGATTTCTATCTGTAGCAAAAGAAATCTCTACTTGGTCGAAAGATCCTAGTAAAAAGATTGGTGCAATTATTGTTAAAGATAAGCGTATCCTTGCTACAGGCTATAATGGTTTTCCTAAAGGTATTGACGATAGTCCTGAACGATATGAGAATAGAGAAGTTAAGTACGAATTGGTTGTCCATGCTGAGATGAACGCAATTTACAATGCAGCTGCTAATGGCATCTCTTGTAAAGGTGCAACGTTATATGTACATGGATTACCAGTTTGTTCTAACTGCGCTAAAGGAATTGTACAGACAGGCATAAATAGAATTGTAATGGACGCAACGGATGTTCCACAAAGATGGATAGATTCGTTTGATAAAACAAAAGATATGTTTGATGAGGTTGGTATAGCATGGAGTTTGACTGGTGACTAAAAAGGTTGTTGTATTTACAAACTATAGAACAGCGTCTACATCATTTACATTATTAAAATCTGAGGAGTATGGTTTACCTTATTCAGCAGAGCTATTTAGTCATGAAAGGATGGAAGGACTTGGCAGGATTCCAAGTAGAGTTGAACTTCAACAAGAGTATAAGATACACCAATACGAACTACTTGATCTAATTCAGAGCACAGATAATCTTATCTCCGAGCTTAGAAAAGAAGACACAGAAACATGCTTTAAGATAATGCCTAATCAGGTTGAGTCTTTACGGAATAACATTGATATTGCGAACGCATGCGATAAGGTTTACTTTTTATACAGTAGAGACTTTATTAGAACTGTTAAGAGTTGGATCGCAGTTAGACTACATGGTGGATTCGGTAATACTGGATTTAAATGGACTAGCCGAAACTACACTATTGATAAGATCAAAGAAATTCACCTTGGTCGTTTAGGAAAAACAGATACTCACGTAGTTGATGTAGATCCAACTTGTAACGCTCTCAATGGAGGTCGTGGTATAGTTACGATTGCTAATATGCGATTACAGATTATTGATAACTATAAGCGTATGGCAGAAGTATATCGTGAAGTTGGTGGCGAACTTATTTGTAAGGAAGATTATTTTAGTGGTGATAGATATAATCCTTATAACAAAAAAATAAACTGGCTTTCTGACCCTAATATAGAAGATTTTGATGTAGAATCATTATTTACTATTGACAAGTACTCAGAAGTTTGATATAATAGATTTTTATTTGGAGATATAATATGGCTTTTAAAACACCGTTAGACGAATCTTATGACAGAGTCATTGAAAAGTTTAACGAAATAGACCAATCCTTTGATACGACAGAAAGACTCATCATAGGTCTATACGTATTAATTCCTGCTACCTTTCTATTAGGTTGGTTATTCTAACATGTATAATAAAAGAATAGTAATTGACTTTGACGATACGCTCGCGTTCACAAAGAATAGAGAATGGGCTAAAGCTGAACCTAACACTGATCTAATACGCAAGTGTAATGGCCTTTATGATTCAGGTTGGACTATAGATATCTTTACGGCTCGTGGTTCAATATCATGTCCTACAAGATCAGAAGCTGAAGAAAAGTATGGTCCACAAATTAAATCGTGGCTATCAAGGAACAACGTCAAGTATCATTCATTAAGTTTTGATAAACCACTAGCAGCTTATTACATTGATGATAAAGGTATTTCACCAGAGTTATTCCTAGATACTGATATTCGTGCTCTCGAAGGTGGTCTATCAGGATCTGACATATACACAGACGGACAGCTTGTTCATAAGACTGATAAGAATTCTCATGAAGCAGCTGCTTGGTTAAAGTATGCAATGTATCATGATATTAATGTTCCTAAAGTAGAACGTGTTGTTGGTGATACACTTACTATGGAATATATTGATGCCGATCATGATTACTTTGTAGATCATCACTATAAAGCAATTGCTCTAATTCAAAATACTCTTGATGCTATGTCGTTAGTTGAAGAACCAAATAAAGAGTTAACCTTTGATGATTATATTGGACGAATCGTTGGTCACGCAAAGAAAGCTGACGTTGTCATGTTTGATGATATTACTGAACGGCTTACAAAACTTGATATGCAGCCTAGCTTCAGTCATGGAGATTTTGGTATTAAGAACATGTTGTTCTATAACGAAATCCGTCATGGTGCAGAGCTTTGTCTTATTGATCCTATTCCTACTTGTTTTGGAAATAAACAATTAGACATAGCTAAGTTAATCGCAAGTTTGATTATTAATAAGTACTCATATACGCAGCAAGAATTAACAATGAAGGCTCTGTGCATATATAATAACTTAGATATTAAAGAACAGTGGTTATTGGTAGCGGCTGAGATTATTAGAGTATACAAGTACCACCCTGATAAAGACTTTATTATACAATGTGTTAACGATATTCTGCCGGAGATTGAATAGTGTTTTTAGATAGAAAGAAATTACCAAAAGATTACAAGATTGGCTTTACATGTTCAACGTTTGATCTGTTTCATGCAGGTCATATCGTTATGTTACAGGAAGCAAAAGGTCTATGCGATTATTTGATTGTTGGTTTGTTGATTGACCCAACCGTAGATCGACCTGAGGGTAAGAACAGACCTGTACAGACACCTTTTGAAAGATACATACAGGTATCCTCTTGTAAGTATGTGGACGAGGTAATGCCTTTCTCAACTGAGCAGGAATTAGTTGATATGATCTTAACTATTAATCCTGACATCAGAATTGTTGGCGAAGAATATAAAGACGTCGAGCATACAGGTAAAGGTTTATGTCCAACTCATTACAATCGCAGAAGACATTCTTTCAGTTCAACCGAGCTGAGACAGCGTGTGGTAAATGCGGTCAAATCAGATAAATAACAGTACAGAACGGATTAACTTTATATTATGAAAAACATTGGTTTCGCAAAGATCGGTAAGTCGGTCAAATTCAAACGCAATCGCTTCTCTCCTATTGGTGGAGATAATGAACCATCTACAGTTTTAATCTCATTAGCAAATAACAACCCAGACAAGACCTTCTATATTGTTGGTCGTTCGGATTTCAGTACTCTAAACGAAGCCGAAGCTTTGGATCTATTCCCATACGATAACGTGATTGATATTTGGAAAGGTATTAAGAACACTGGTCCAGATTTCTATCGTCATGTTATTAATTACTTTGGTCAGAGAGGATTTCAATTAGACTATACTGTTATGATGGTAGGTCAAGTTGGAACAGTTACCATTCCTGATAAGATTCTAAAAGTACGTGACGCAGACGGTAAGTGTGCAGCTGTTATTGATATGACTCGTAATTATACTTCTCCAATTGCTATTTGGTTGAATGAAGTAAAACCTCCTTACGTTGAGATCGTTAATGATCCACGCTACGTTATGAATCAGTCGAGAGATATATTTCATCTGCCTGCTACTTCTATTGGTCAATATGATTACGAATATAGTAATAACGTTATTAAAAGTTATGAAGATCAAACAAGAGCTGAACGAAAAGTATCTTCAACATATCAAGGCATGGAAACTTGTTTCTGTATTAACTATGAATATAAGGAAGAGTTTAATTTAGATCGTAGTATACCATTCATGGTTATATTAAATGAAGCAAAGCCTTCAAGATATAAGTTATTAAAAGAATGGGTACTTGACGATATTAAAGATGTTGAGATCTACGGCAAGTGGGACCACGAAGCAACTGAAACAGATACACGATTTAAAGGTTCTGTACATCTTGATGATGTTATGGACAAAATGAACAATGTTAAGTTTACTTTTATTATTCCAATCGCAAAGGGTTGGGTAACTTCAAAGTATATTGAAATGATACATGCTGGTGTAATTCCATTCTTACATCCAACATACGATGAGCAAGGTCACTTGCCTATTCCTGATTTTTTACGGCCTAAGACACCACAGGAATTGAGAGAAAGAATGGATAGGCTATTAAATAATGAAGAAGAATACCAAACTGTTATTAAAGGATTACGTAAATTAATTTGTACTCCTGAAGTATATGATGGAACTTTTTTGAATAATAAAATAATGACAGCTATGGATACTGATTACGTCGCACCAGATGTATCAGGTTATCAAGTTAAAGTAGCTGCTACACTTGAGGACTTTTTCGGATGAACAAAAAAGAAATAACATGGGCACCACTCATTCCACTTATTGGCGGATCAAGCTTAGGAGCTGAGAAAGCATTTGGCAAACCGCCTGAAGCAATCTACTCTTATGGTGGGTTTGAGTCAAACGATGGACATTATGTTAACTATCAACAAAATACCAAGGGTAGAGATATTCCTTATATTAAACTTGATGAAGTAGAAAATAGTGGACTAACACAAGTTGATGTAGTTACAGGTACACCACCTTGCGCTGCACTATCGCAATTAAATACAGGAACATCTACAGAGAGTAAAGGCGCAGGTTGTGCTAAGAACGAATTCATGTATATGGTCTTTCAAGATGGTATTGATAGACTTGGCGCAAAGGTAGTTATTGTTGAGAATGCTCCTGCACTGTTTACAACCAAAGGACGTCCTGTAGCAGATAGACTGTATGAAATATGCGCTGAGAGGGGTTACTCTTTATCCCTGTACAAAACATCAACGAGATTCCATGGTGTTCCTCAGGGACGCGATAGAACCTTTGCGATTGGATGGAAGTCAGACTCTGCTCCTGTAATGAACTGGTATAATCGAGAACGAAAGGATTTTAAAGAATACCTTCAGGAAATTCCAGCAGATGCTTTACACCAAGATATTATTATCAATAAGAACGTTCCAGACGAACCTTACTATAACTTTATTAAAACAAAAACCAATCGTGACATTAGAGAGATTATGATTGAGGACGGTGTTAAGACTACACTGAACTACGTAAATAAAAAAGGTTGGATGAAAGAAGCTAACGAATGGTTCCATAAAACTGGTAATGAGAAAGGCGTTAAGTACTCAGATCATGCTATGATGAAGTACGCAGACGGTAAAGGCGTATGGGATGGTTCAGTACATGTGTTCGGTGAATATATGAATGCTGTTATTGGTCGTAACATGGTAGATACGATTCACCCTGAACACGAAAGATCTTTAACTATTCGTGAAGCATTACATCTAATGGGTTTCCCAGATGACTTTGAGTTGTTAGACGGTTTAAAGAAGATGAATCATATTGCTCAAAACGTTCCAGTTGTTACATCAAGGGATATGCATGCAGAGATTGCTAAATTCCTAACTGGTGATCTTGAAATATCAGATACTACATATTTGAGACAGAATAACTTCAAACAACTATTTGAGTTCGACCCAAAAGGTAAAGATACTACGCCAAACTTAGAAGAATTCTTTGAATAAAACCATTGACATTCTTCTTAAAGTTTGTTATAATAGTATTTAATAATTAGGAACAGTAGTATGCGAAACGATTTAATATTTGATTTTGAAACAATGGGACAGGACGTAAACAACTGTGCTGTCATTGATGTATCAGTAATGGTATTTAATTGGGAAAAGATGGTCTCTGACGATCCTTACACCCTTGCTGATATCTCAAGATGTAAAAAGTTTAAGCTGAGTATCAAAGAACAAGTTAAAGACTATGGTTGGAAAATCAATGAGTCTACTCTAAAGTTTTGGAGTGAGCAGAGTAAAGAAGTAAGGGCAAATATTTCGCCTAAGACTTCTGATCTTTCTGTTGCTGATTTTGTTAAACAGTTCACTGACTTTTTAATTGAAGGTCCAAAGATTAAATATTGGTGGTCAAGGTCTAATACCTTTGATCCTATTATTCTTGATAGGCTATTTCAGTCACAAGGTAAGTTAGCTCATATGCAACAACACCTTAAGTTTTGGTCTGTAAGAGATACAAGAACTTATATTGATGCTAAGTTCGATTTTAATTTAAAGAAGAATGGATTCGCTCCTTGCGAAAATGATGAGAAGTGGGATTCAGTATTTAAAGCACATGATAGCTCATGGGATATACTAGCTGACGTACTTAGGCTACAATCAATTCAAAGAGCTGAAAACGATTTGGAGCAAATAAGAGTATGAAACTAGAAGTAAAAACGGAAGAACTCCAAAAACAAAAACTGTTTATTGGTACACCTATGTATGGTGGTAATTGTGCAGGCATATATACAAAGGCAACTAATGATCTAAGTATGCTATGTTCTGCACATAAAATTCCAATGAAGTATTACTTTCTATTCAATGAGAGTCTAGTTCAAAGAGCTAGGAATTATATTGTAGACGAATTCATGAGATCAGATTGTACTCATCTATTGTTTATTGATGCTGACATTGGTTTTGATCCAAGAGATGCACTTGCGTTAATGGCGTTACAAATAACAGACCCAGAGAAATATGATATTGTTTGTGGTCCATATCCTAAGAAGACAATTGCTTGGGAAAAAGTTGCTGAAGCAGCTCAACAGGGTAAAGGTGTAAATAACCCGTTTGAACTAGAACAGTATACATCAGATTTTGTTTTTAATCCAGTTGCTGGAATTAAACAATTTAAACTCTCAGAACCTGTTGAAGTTGCCGAAGGCGGTACAGGATTTATGTTGATCACTAGAGATGCGTTGTTAAAATACAAAGCTGCGTATCCAGAGTTGTCATATAAACCTGATCATATCCGCACAGATCAATTTGACGGAACACGAGAGATCCACGCCTACTTTGATTGTGTCATTGACCCTGAATCGAAAAGGTATCTATCTGAAGACTACTTCTTCTGCAAGATGGCTCGTAAAGCTGATCTTAAAGTATGGATGTGTCCTTGGATGAAACTCAACCATGTTGGTTCTTATATCTTTAAAGGTGACATGGCCGCGTTAGGTCAATTAGGTGTGTCTGCTACTGCTGATGCTAAATCCAATAAAAAGTCTTATAAAACTATTGACAAGACTAAGTAACTAGTATATAATACTACTATTATTAACAACAACTATACCCGGAGAAATCTATACTATGAAATTTTCTAACGAAACCTTGACGGTTTTAAAAAGCTTTACCTCTATTAACAAGTCTATCTTGCTAAAAGCTGGTAATCAAATTAAGACCATAACTCCAGAAAAGACTCTGATCGCAATGGCAGATATCACTGATACAATACCATCAGATGCATGTATCTACGATCTATCAAGATTCTTATCAATTTTATCTCTATATAATGATCCCGACGTGGAATTTATGGATAAATATTTTATTATCTCAGAAGGCAAAAGACGTACCAAGTATGTCTATGCCGACCTTTCGATGATTCATACCCCACCAGAAAAGGAAATCACAATCCCAACTGCTGATGTAACTGTTACGGTTACTGGTGAAGAATTATCGACTGTGCAGAAAGCTGCAGGAGTATTACAATTCTCTGAAATTGCATTTGTAGGCGAAGGCGGCAAATGTTATCTAAGAGCTATCGACAGTGCCAACAGCAACGCAGATGACTTTGGCGTTGAAATTGGAGAAACTGACGATACGTTTAACATTATCATTAAAACTGATAATCTTAAACTAATGCCGATGGATTACGAAGTAACCCTTTGTTCAAAAGGAATTTCGCAATTCAAAGGAAAAGGCGTCACGTATTACGTGGCAATTGATTCAAAGTCGACTTATAAGAAAGGTGAATAAAAATGGATAATATGCAGCAAATGGGCGGCCAACAACAAGAACAAGAACCTGTAGTAATTAACATTGGCGATCTGTCAACGTTACTACAAGTAATTGATGTTGTGTCTACTCGCGGTGGATTCCAAGGACAAGAACTAGCAGGTATTGGTATGTTGAGAAATAAACTCGAAACATATCTAAAACAGAATACTCCTCAACAAGGACAGGGCGATAGCTCTGTCGGCGAGCAGGCAGTAGGTGTTGATACTGATGGCGCTGGTGAATTGTCTGGCAAACTTGTAGACTAAGCAATTAGTTTACGAGTAGTTTCTCGAGAAGCGGGGGTTAGTCATCCCGATTAATCCCCCGCGTTTTTCGATACTTTTTTTATTATTATTATATTATGGTGAATTATGATTGACTCAAAGTCAAATGAAGTGTTGTGGGTTGAGAAATACCGTCCTCAGATTATTGAAGACACTATCCTCCCAGACCAAATGAAAGAAACCTTCCGTAAGTTTGTAAAAGACGGCTCAGTTCCAAATCTATTATTAACAGGTGGACCAGGTGTAGGTAAGACAACTGTTGCTAAGGCAATGCTCGAAGAGTTAGGTTGTGACTACATTGTAAAGAACGGTTCCCTTAACGTTAATATTGATACCCTCCGATATGACATCTCTACTTTTGCATCTGCAGTATCTCTAACAGGTACCGGTCGTAAGTATGTTATATTTGACGAAGCAGATTATCTGAATGCTGCTAACGTTCAACCAGCTCTACGTAACTTTATTGAAGAATACTCTTCTAACTGTGGATTTATCTTTACTTGTAATTTCAAGAATCGTATGATCGGTCCTTTACGTTCAAGACTATCTGAAGTTGACTTCTCAATAGATACTGCTGAAAAGCCACAGATGGCAATGCAGTTCTTTAAACGCGTTGTTGCTATTCTCGATAACGAAGGTGTTGAATACTCCAAACCAGTTGTTGGTAAAGTAATTGAGAAACACTTTCCTGATTTCCGTAGAGTATTAACTGAATTACAATCGTATGCTGCTTCTGGTAAAATTGACGAAGGTATCTTTGTTAATCTCAAAGAAGAATCTATTGATGAAGTATTCAAATTATGTAAAGACAAAAAGTTTACTGATATGCGTAAATGGGTTGCTAAAAATTCTGACCAAGATATGAATGAAATGTTTCGTCGTCTATACGATGCAATGAACGGCAAAGTAGAACTCAGAAGTCAAGCTGGCTTTATTGTTACTCTTGCTGATTATATGTATAAGTCTTCCTTAGTTGCTGACCAAGAAATTAATATGGTTGCCTTTCTAACTGAAATTATGATTGAATCAGAGTTCGTCTAATGGCGATCAAATGTTTTTCTTGTGGTGTAAAGACAACTAAAAAGACAGCGTGGACAGTTGAAATGATTACTGCCGAAGGTAAACACAAAATTACTTTGTGCGAACCATGTGGTATTGACTTCGATAAATTAGCAGACGAACTTAAAGAGGTACTTGATGAAAGACCTGAACCCATTTGATTTTATGAACGCAGCTTCTTTTACTAAGGAAGATCTGATTCGTAATAGCGATCAACCAGAACATACAGTAAAACAATATAATGCATATGTTATTAATCGTGGCTTTGTAAACTTCGATGATTGTATTTTACATGCTAACGAAATGAACATGCGTCACGGTCTTTTCCATGAAGCGCAGTTCGATTATTATAAAGCTGTACTAAGAAAACGCAAAAGATTTTCTAAATGGCCGAAAGCCGATAAAGATAAAGACCTTGATGCAATCCAACATGTTTATGATTGTAATAGAACAGTAGCCAAGCAATATTTTAAATGTCTATCCAAAGATCAAATTAAAACTGTCCACGAGAAAATGAATATTGGTGGTTGAAGTTATGATATTAATAAATAACTTTATATGATGTACTATGTGACATTGCGACTACTAATAATATTAATAAAGGTGAATATGTATAATGGACAGTTTAGATATTTTCAAAGGAGTTGGAGCGGAGGTTGAGTTACCCACGCAAGACAGCTTCCTAAAGGTGAAAGAGACTTTAACACGTATCGGCATTTCAAGCCGCAAAGAAAAGAAATTATATCAATCATGTCATATCCTTCATAAGAAGGGTAGATACGCGATTCTGCATTTTAAAGAATTGTTTATCCTTGATGGAAAGCACAACACGTTAACAGAAGAAGATATAGCACGTCGTAATACGATTGTGAACTTATTGGAAGAATGGGAACTTGTTAAAACTGTAGATCCAACAAAGACCGCAGATCCAGTTGCTTCTCTTAATCAAATCAAAATCATTTCGTTTAAAGAAAAAGGCGAATGGGAATTGTCGGTTAAATATAATATCGGTAAGAAATAACTATTGACATTAATTGAAATCTATTGTATAATAATATAATAGAAAAGGAAATATATAATGAATGTATATAAATGCAGACCCAACGCAGAACTCCCCACTTATGGAACCACAGGCTCAGCTTGCTTTGATGTAAAGGCATGTTTAACGACAGGTGAAAGAATTAGTGGCTATGATGCATGGAACAAAAAAGTTCCACTCGCAGTTAAGAACGGTAAAATAACAATTCAACCAATGCAAAGAGTACTTATTCCAACAGGTCTAATCTTTGATATACCAGATGGTCATTGTATGGAAATGTTTATTCGTTCGAGTGTAGCAACAAAGAAAGGCTTAACATTAG